CCTGGCCGCTGTCCTCGCCGCGGCGAGGATCACCCGACTGGTCACCCGCGACCGCATCACACAGGCACCGCGCATGCGCCTGGTGAACCGGTGGGGCATCGACAGCATGCGCTCCTACCTCATCCAATGCGACTGGTGCACCGGCCTGTGGGTGACCACTCTGGTGATGGCCGGGACGTGGTGGTGGGCCGATCACACGTGGTGGCGACTACCGCTGCTGTGTCTCGCCGGCGCGCACGTGGTCGGGTTCCTTGCCGGCCGTGAGGGTGGTGACGACTGATGGCCGTGTTCCGGAAAGCCGTCGCACCGCCCGCACCGCCTCGCCCCCGCAAGGCCCCCATCGTGGCGTCCGCCGCCCGGTTCACGTTCGGTGGCGCGCAGACGTGGCAGGGCACCATTCCCGCCGGCGACCGCCGTTGGCAGGTCACCGCGTGGGACCAGTACGACCAGAACGGCGAACTGCGGTACGCCACCGGGTGGAAGGGCAATGCCTGCGCCCAGGCCACGCTGTACGCCGCCGACATCGACGTCGAGACCGGCAAGCCGCTCGGGCCGACGACGAACAAGCGGATCCAGGAAATCGCGGCGTCGGTCCTCGGGGGGCCGACGAAGCGGGCGCAGCACATCCGCACGATGGTGCTGAACCTCGAGGTCGCCGGCGAGGTGTACGTCGTCGTCGTGCCGCAGCCTGCGGTGAAGGGCGTGCCGCAGCCGGACGTGTGGATGGTGGTCTCCGGGACGGAGCTGTATCAGCAGGGCAAGACCGTCGAATACACGCACCCGGAGACGGGGAAGCGCACCGAGCTGGGCGCGAAGGACACCCTGATCCGGATCTGGTATCCGCACCCCCGGTTGCAGCTCGCCGCGGACTCGCCGGTGCGGGCGCTGCTCCCCACGCTGCGGGAGATCCAGCGGGCGTCGCAGAACATCTCGGCGCGCCTCGACTCCCGCCTCGCGTCCGCCGGCATCATGACGGTCCCCACCGAAGCCGACCTTGTCACCGACGGTGACGCGGACGCGGAGGAGACGTACAGTCTCACCGAGCAGATCCAGCGCGCGATGCAGGCCTCGTTGCAGGACCCCGGCAGCGCCGGGGCGCAGGTCCCGATCCTGTTCGAGGTCCCCGCAGAGTTCGCGGACGCCTTCAAGCTCATCAGCCTTGAGACACCGCTGTCGAAGGAAGTCGTCGCGCTCCGCGACAACGCGATCGCCCGGTTCGCGGCTGGCATGGACCTGCCCCGCGAAGTGGTCGAGGGCATGGGCGAGTCGAACCACTGGTCGGCCGCCCAGGTGAGCGAAGACACGTATCGGACGCACCTGGTGCCGACGCTCGACACGATCAGTGATGCGCTGACCGTCGCCTATCTGCACCCGATGGCGCGCGCCGACAGGATCCCCGACGTCGAGCAGTACGCCTTGCAGTTCGACGGGTCCGCGCTGATCGGCGAGTCCGATCCGGTCCCGCAGGCCCTCGACCTGTTCGACCGCGGCCTGATCACCGGTAACGCCGTGTTGAAGATCGCCGGTATCCCCGAGGACTACGCGCCGACCGGGGACGAGCGGCTGCGCGTCCTGGCGGAGCGTCTCGTGACGGCGTCCCCGGCGCTGTTCGACCAGCCGGTACTACGGCGACTCCTCGGCTTCGAGGACACCACACAGCCCGCCGCGCTCCCCCCGGCCGGCACGGCACAGCCCGCGGCTGTCACGGCGTCCGCGGACCGATCCGTCGAGGTGGGGTTGGCGTCCCTCGCTGTCCTGTATGCCCTCGAACGTGCCGGGAACCGGCTGCTCAGCACGCAGCGTCTCAAGGCGGAGTACGCGCACCTTTCGCGTCACGACGTCCACGTGAAGCTGCGCCCCGACGACCGGCACGGCGACCTGTTGGACGGGGCGTGGCGTCACCTGCCGGCCCTCGCGGCGCGCTGGGACCTGGACGGGTACGCGCGGATGCTCCTCGCCGCCGGCCTGCCGCACGACGTCGAGGTCCTGGCGCGGTGGATGGCGTCCCGTGGCTGACAGCGAGGACGGGATTCGACGCGGGTGGCTCGCCGCGGCGACGTCGTGGGCGCGGATGGCGGCCGGGCGGGTGATGGCCCCGTGGCGGCAGGCCAGGATCACGCCGGATCCGTCGGCGGTGACGTCGCTCGGGGACGAGTGGGTGCGGCTCATCGAAGCGAACGTCGTTCCGCCGATCACGGCCGCTCTGGCATCGGCGTACGAGACGATCACCGGCGAGCCCACTCCGCGCGGCTGGGACAGGTCCGCGTACGTCACCCGGTACCTTGCGCAGGCCCCCAACCGCATGTCGAACACGCCCGACCAGGTGTACCGGCAGGTAGCCGATCAGATCGCGCAGGGTCTCGCCGCCGGCGAGCACGGCCAGCAGCTCGCCGACCGGGTGCAGGCCGTGTTCGTCGTGACGGGCAACCCGTGGTGGGAGAACCGGTCCGCGACAGTCGCCCGCACGGAATCGGGGGCCGCGCTGAACGCGGGGCAGCTCGCCGGCGCGGCGTACTTGCAGGACACCACCGGCCGGATCCTGACGAAGGTCTGGCGGGCGTTGGACGAACCCGGGCGGACCCGGGACGCGCATCTCGCCGCCGACGGGCAGCGTCAGCCCCTGACAGTTCCGTTCACCGTGGGCGGGGAACGCCTCATGTACCCCGGGGACCCGTCAGGGTCCGCCGGTAACGTCATCAACTGCCGATGCGAGCTGAAGTTCACCGCCCCCCGGGAGACCGCATGACCGTGAAGGAGAGGACCGATGGCTGACCGCTGGAGTGGCCCCGTGGGCCGGCTGGGCGCGGAGACGTCCGACGGCCGGTTGATCGAGCGTGCCGGGTTCTACAGCCGCTCGCTGCCGCTGCCGCTGGACTGGCAGGAGTACACCGATGAGGGCCACGACAAGGCCGTGACTGTCGGCACGATCGACACCGTCAACATCCTCGACGACGGCACGGTGTGGGCGGCGGGTGAGTGGCTCGACGACACCGTGATCGAGAAGGTCAAGCCGTGCCGGCTGCTCGTCGACGCCGGTGTCGTGTACCCGTCCGTGGAAGCGGCCGGGTGTGAGGTCGAGTACAAGGAACTCGGCGGCGGCATGGGATCGTACGTCGACGGGGCGTTCGAGGAGGACGAACCGTACCGGGTCATCCAGTCCTACTCGTCGTTCGAGCTGGCGAAAGTGACCCTGGTGTCGGTGCAGGCCGCACCGGACCTGCGGATCAGCGACGACACCGGCACCAGCATGCCGCAGGGCGTGCCCGCTCTCGTCGCAGCCGGAGTGCGCTCGTCCGGGTGGGGCAGCATGCCGATCGCGGCGACCGACGCGGCGTGGGACGGGTCGGGCGCAGCGGGCCGTGTCGCGTCGTGGGCCGGCGTCGATGAGGACGGCGCTGGCCAGTCGGCGTGGGACAAGTACGCGCGCGCGTTCCTCTACCAGGATCCCGACGCGGACCCGATGACGAAGGGCGCGTACAAGCTCGGTGTCGCGGACGTCGTCGACGGGGAGCTGACGCTGATCCCGCGGGGCGTGTACGCGGTCGCGGGTGTCCTGAACGGGGCGCGGGGCGGCGCGAGCATTCCGGCCGGCGATCAGGACCGGTTGAAGACCGTCGTGTCGGGCCTGTACGAGCGGATCGCGAAGGCCGCCGGCGACGACTCGATCACCGCGCCGTTCGCGCTGACCGCGTCCGGTACCGGGTTCCGGCTGCCGCCCGGGGAGTGGTTCGACGAGCCCGTCATGACGGACTACACGCCTCTGACGATCACGCCGGAGGGCCGCGTGTACGGACTCCTCGCACCGTGGGACCTCGAGCACATCGGCATCCCCGGGCAGACCGCGCCCCGGTCCTGCACCGGCTACGCCTACTTCCACACCGGCGCGACCATGACCGACCGCGGCGAGGTCGCTACCGGCAAGCTCACCATCGGCGGCGGTCACGCCGACGGCGCATACGGCTACGCCGCGACGGTCGAGCACTACGACAACGTCGGGTCCGCGGTCGCGACCGTGAGGGTCGGCGAGAACCAGTTCGGGATCTGGGTCGCGGGCGCGATCGTGTCGGATGCCACCGAGAACCAGATTGAGACGCTCCGCCAGTCCCCGTTGTCGGGCGACTGGCGGTGGATCGGCAATGGCATGGAGCTGGTCGCCGCACACGCCGTGAACGTGCCCGGGTTCCCGATCCCGCGGGCGCGCGCCGTCGTCGCCGCCGGCGGCCGGGCGTTCTCGCTCGTCGCGACCGCCGGACCGATCCGGCCCGGAAAGCGCTCTCCGGACCGGGTCGCGCCGTCGAAGGAGTACGTCGATGAGCTGGCCGCGGAACTGGCGGCCCGGCTGCGCCCCGAAGCTCCGCCCGCGGCTGCGCCCGCGCTGGCGGTGATCCCGGCCGGTTTCGACCTGACCGCGAAGGACCTCCGCGGCGAGTTCGACCGGCACGGCATGGCATGGCCCACGATCAGCCTCAGCATGGACGGCCGCGACCTGGAACCGTACGCGGTCGCGGAAGGCTGCGTGCGGGGGCTCCTCGCGCAGCTCACCGTCCAGCCGGAGGAAGTCGTCACGGTCGACGCGCAGGCCGGGGCGCTGGCTCTGGCTGAGGCGAAGCTCCGGTTCGCCGGTGTGAGGAGGAGTTCCTGATGGGCTGCAACTGCGGGGGCAAGTCGTCCGCTTCGATCGCGTACAAGGTGGTGTACACGGCTGCGGACGGCACGGACGGTGAGTCGTTCGCCGCGGACATCGGCGGGTACCGGATGATCCGGACGAACGTCGAGCAGGCCGGCGGGAGGATCGTGACGGCCGTTCAGGTGCCGCGCGCGGAATACGATGCGTGGCTTGCCGCCCAGGAAACACCTGCTGTGGCATCCTGACGCTGTTCACGTGTGGTGCCGTGTGTGAAGGCCCCGGGATCGCGTCCCCGGGGCCTTCATGCTGCCCACCTGCCGAAACGGTCACTGGCTGCTACCATCCGAACGAGCGTGGTCGTCGGGCGCAGCCGGGCCGCAGTGCATCCCCCTTGAGCTGAAAGGAGGGCTGGCTGTGGATGAGCCGCAGGAGCCCCAGGTAACCACCACCGAAGAGCCGGTCGAGCCGACCGCGATTCTGACCACCACCGAGGACCTGTCGAGCCTCGACGACGCGGCGCTTGCCGCGTTCACCGACGAGGTCGAGGCGGCGGCGAACGCGCTGGTCGAGGGCGTGGCTGCGCAGGACTTCGACGAGGCGGCGTTCGAGGCGGCGTTCGCGCGGGTCCAGAACGCCCGCAACGAGGCGTTCCGGCGTGAGGAGCGGGTGAAGGCTTTCGCGCAGGCGCAGGCCAAGGCCGGCACGCTGAAGCGGCCGGTGCCGTCGGTGGGTGCGATCGAGCCGCAGCGTCCGGTGGGTGTCCCGGACACGTCGCCGGGCGTGACGTTCCGGATGATCATCCCGAGCGACGCGCACAACCTGATCGACGGCCGGCAGCAGGGCGCGGAGTACACCTCGTTCGCGGAGATCGGCCGCGCGATGGACCAGCGCGCGTCGCAGATCGGCGTGTCCTTCACCGGGCGTACCAACAAGATGGGTCTGATGCAGATCCAGCGCAACGACACCCAGTTCGCGATCAACGACGGCATGCCGGTCGAGGACCAGGCGCGTCTGATCGACCTGGCGCGGTCGCAGAAGCGACTCCCGGGCGGGAACCTGTTCGCGTCGTGGGAGAACTCGCTGAAGGACGCGGCCGGTGGCGACGCGCGCCGCATCTCCCTGACCGCCGCGGCCGGCTGGTGCGCCCCGTCGGAAAACCTGTACACGCTCTGTGAGATGGAGACCACCGACGGCCTCTGGGACACCCCGGAGATGACCGTCACCCGCGGTGGTGTCCGCTACACGCAGCAGCCGACGTTCAACGACCTCATGTCCGCGAACTCGTACACCGGCCTCACCGAAGCACAGGTCATCGCCGACACCGCGAAGAACTGCGCCGAGATCCCGTGCCCGACGTTCACCGACGTGCGCCTGAACGTCGCCGTCACCTGCCTCACCGGCTCGTTCCTCCAGCTCCGCGGATACCCCGAGCTGATGGCCCGCTGGGGCCGCGGCGCGATGGTCGCGCACGCCCACAAGCTGAACAAGGCGAAGATCACCGCCGCCGTCACCGCCGCCGGTGTGCCGACCGTCATCGGCACCCCCACCGACGACGCCGCGACGTCCGCGATCCTCAACGCCGCCGCGCTCGCCGCGACCGACACCCGCTACCGCGAGGGCCTGGGCGACTCCGCGACGATC